TCGGTGGGTATGCGAGGGGATACCCTCGAAAGGGGTCAAGGGTTTCAGGGAGTTAAAGGCTTATGTCTGATAATTGTAATTATCGCCTATGTCGATTCGGTGTATTCGCCGGGGGTTAGCGAGATAGTTACTACGCTCTGTTGTACGTTCTGCGTACTCTGTCCGCTCTCCAGTCGACGTGCGTCGAATACTTGCTTAAATGCGTAGGCGGCCCCGTTCAGTGTGCTTTTCGATATTTTCTCTGAGTCATTTAGTGATTTGAGCAACTCCAGCTCCGTTGCGCTTAGGAGATCGCGCCTTACATGCTGATACTGTTCGACATTGTCCAACGAATTGAACACGGGCCGAAACTCGCGCAAGATCTCTTTTGTGCGCGTCATCCCCAGGTCGGTCGCTTTGGCTATTTCTGAGATTGATAACCCCCGCGCTCTCAGGTCAAGCACCTTGCTCACCTTGCGTCTAACTTGTGTGGGCTTGGTTTCTTTGCGCCCCTTGGGTCTACCGCGCTTCCCCTTCACCGGCATTACCTCCGGCGTGATTGTCTCTGTCATACTATCAGCGTGAGGCTTATTCGCTGTCGCTGTCAACAGATAGGAACTCCCGATCCAGCTCTTTACCAAATTGGGCCCAAGACAATCCGCTAACCTTGCGCAGCTTACACAACGCCTTGAGGTTCATTCCCTCGCGCTTGGTTTTCGTTTCCGTTGTCCCGTTCCACACCCTCACGATCTGTTGGCTAACGCCTAGCATCTTGGCTAGTCGGTAAGAAGTCACGCCTAACTTTTTCTGCACTGATGAAACAATTTTCACGCTCATAAGCTAGCAAGATAACGCAGGAATCAAAAATAGTGAAATAAATTGTTGCAATAGTTTTAGTTATCGGTCATCTTAAGCCCTAGTGAAAGATATTTCACTCCTAACGACTAGCAAACAACGGGGACACTATGGAAATCAAAAGCACTGTTCAAATCACCTTTCACCACGATGCCGGGCATGGCTGGTACCAGGTTCCTAAAGACTTGTGTGATGCCTTCTTAAAGATCACCGACAAGATCACCCGGTTTAGTTATCAAAACAACCTTTCTTACTTTCTTGAAGAAGATTGCGATGCGGCGATTCTGTTCTCCGCCCTTGATACAAGGGGGATCAAATACAACATCATTAACAAACACGTACAGGGAGAGAGCTCAATCCGCCGCATGGCAAGGGTAAACGCCTAGCCACCTACAGCGTACACCCAAGCGGTGTGCGCGATAGGCTCCACTCGCCGAGTGGTGACCGACTAGCAAAACCGACTAACTGATAAGGGGACACAATGACAAGGCAGAATGTTCAATGGGCATCAGAGCAGGTAATCAAGTGGATGGATGAAGATCCATCACTCTCATGGGGTGAGGTATGGGAGGCGCTTGCCGACTGCCTCGACGTTGACCGGCTGCCGGTGTTTGACCGCATCAAGATCAAAGAGATCGTTCACTCTGTCATTAACTAGGAGGCCTAACATGACACCCGCAACCGCTCACCTGTTAGACCTATCGATGGATGCCTGTTTCTGGATTACCTGGCTTGCAGTGGCCGCAACTGTGATTTGTAACCCTAGGATCGGAAGCAATTAAGCCCTTTCCCTACCGTCTCAAGTCAGGCGGCGGGGTGAGTGCTATAAGGCTCTCAAAGTAAAACCCCTGCAAGGTGCTGTAACACCAGGCAAGGGACGTCCCAAACAACTGACTAAATAGGAGTCAACTGTATGAGTTCCGCCAACACTACACCATTCATCGCACTTGGGAAATCGGCCAACGTTTACGATCTTTTTAGTAAGCGGGGCAATATGCAGAACGTTGAGCGCCGACAGTATCCGATCGGAACCTGTGCCTATAGTACCAAATGGAGTACGGACTACGTCGTTACTAGCGAGGAAGTGAACGAGTACGGAGAGCAGGCCAGTATTTCGATCAAGCGTAACGATCAAGGGGATGAGGTTTTGCACTTTGATCGGGCTAGGATCTTGGAGCCTGGGGAGGAGTTTGGGATCTGTATTGTTCGAGATGTCGACAAGCTTCTCACGGCGGCAGAGGTGGCCGAGCTGACAGCGCGAACCCTCAAGGCTGAGGAGGAGCGGCGTAACGCTAGGGAGCAAGCGAAGAAGGAGCGCGAGGAAGCTATAGCGCGAGGGCGCGAGGTGGCTGCGCGGCTGATTCCGCCCGGGGCTAAGGGGTTGATAATGGCCGAGCAGGAGATCGACGACAGCGATCCTTATTCTGACTACTACAACACAAAGACCGTCGACGCGCATGTGCTAGCAGTAGCCATGCACTTAAAGGATCTTTTTCCAGAAATGCGGAAGGCAGCAGCACGCTTTGAGAATACCAAGCATTTAGCGGATGCCGACAAGAGCGCCGAGCACCGAGAGAAGTATTCAATGGGTGCCGGTTATTATCTGGGATCTCGCACTGGCTGGCGCGTGCATAAGGTGCCCTTTTGGTCAGGTGCGATCAGTGATGACGCCCTAGCGCTGATAGGTAGGGGCAAGCACTCACTTGATGCGCCGCCGCAAGCGCCGGAAGTTGAGGCCGTAAAGGTTGACGGCGTAACCGTGCGCGAGAATGAGGAGCGGGACGGGGTAGAAATTATCTTTCCAGCCAAGCCAAGCGAGGAGGTGCGCGAGCGCATGAAGGCGCTAGGCTTCCGGTGGTCTCGTCCTCAAGGGCTCTGGTACGCCAAGCGAACAGCCGAGCGGCTAGCCTTCGCCAAGTCGTTAGCCTAACCCAGGATCGGCAGCAACCTGCAACCGACCGAGCGCCCCTGAATGGGGGCGTTCCATCGGGTGATGTTTGCCCGCATTAGGAGATAGAAAAATGAGTACAGAGGCAGCCGAAAAAGTGATCGCGTTGCTCGGTGGAGATGCTGGGCTAACCAAGCTAAAGGCGTTTCAGATTGAAGCGCTGAGGGATGGGCTTATCTTTAACATGTTCGACACGGATATTTATGTCGTGGTGCTGAGGGAAACCGGGGATCAGTACGCGCTAACAGTGGCGGGAATGTATAGCCGGACCTTCTCGCGGTTTGCCGGGGTGCCTGGGGATCGGATTACAGGGCTGATTCGTGACACCATTTCGAGCCTTAAAGCGCAAGAACGGTACGGGATCGATCACCAAAAAGCCCCTCTAAAAATTTGAAAAGTTGTCGATAATAAAAAAGGCGCATAGGTCAAGTGACCCATACGCCCACCTACCGACTAGCAATCGAAAGGACACCACGAGGGTGCAGGGAGATCGTACCCCTGCCCTTGGTAAAGAGCAAGGAAAACGATGGCAAAAGTGATCAAGTTCAAACGAATAACCTCGGATCGGGAGCAACGGACTGAGGCTAAGAGCGACGTGTATCATGCAGTGATACTGTGGATTGACCGACGCCCCAAGAACACGCAGCGGGTTTACTTGTCGGTGATGCAGGGATGGAGCAGTTGGCTAGGTGCCGACTTTGATCAGGCCAGGGCGGGCAAGCTTTGGAAGAAGGCCACGCTCAAGGATGCCCAGTCGTTTATCAACGACGCCCGATCGAGACCTGCGCAATCAGGGCGATCAGAGCAGGCTAGCGCCGACGGGTGCGTAAGCATGGCCACAATTAAGCACAAGATCGCTGTACTGAAAAGCGCGTACGAGGTGTTGATTGCCGAGGGACTTGTAACCATGAACCCCTTTGCGCGTCTCTCTTTAGAGATGAAGCGATTGAAGGCAGGTGAGAGGCGCCCCCACTTGGAGATGGGGCGTGCAGAGCTAAAGAAGTTTCTAACCTTTGCGCCGCTTGACCCGGAGCACTGGAGGGATAGGGCTATCTTTCATCTTCTCTTTGGGGCGGCCCTGCGGAGGTCCGAGCTGTGCACAATTACGTTAGCGGATGTGCTGGAGAGTCAAGCTGGCACCCTGTTTCTAAGGCTGAGGCAAACAAAGGCTCAGAAGCTACAGAAGATTGCGCTGCCGGATTGGGTGGCCGACGAGATCGGGGAGTTCAAGCACCGCCGCATCCAAGAGGGAGCGACTGAAAGAGACCTACTGTTTGTGCGCTACTTGCAAAGAGGCACGGAGGAGATGGGCGAGAAGTTCGTTTACCGACTATTCAAGCAGTATTGCAAGCGATTTGGACTCAACGGTAACTACTCTCCGCACTGCGCTAGGGTCACAGCAATCACGCAGCTACTCAAACAAGGCTTTTCGCACCATGAGGTGCAGCAGCTATCTCGACACGCTAGTGTCGTAATGGTTGAGCGGTATGACCGGCGCCGCTACGAGATCGACGAAAGCCCATCAAAAAAATTGTCCTATGACGACTAGCATGTCGTTTTTAGTCTTGCGCTGTCCGAAATAACTGGTACAACTGCAATCGTTAAGGCTGTATCTGTTTTAACTGAGGCTAGTGCCGAGGTAATTAACGGACAAAATACGGGCTTATAATTCAGGATTCGGCCATACCGATTGCGTTTACGTTACTTATCGGTACAATTTAGGGCGTTTAATCCTCTTATAGGTCGGTTTAGGACTTTTAATTATCGGCGCTAGTTCCTACCCAAAGGACTAGCAAGTGACTAAAGATACTCAAGAAAAGATATCCGTCCCCTTTCCAGAGGAGCCGGGCGCTGTGTTTATGACGCCGCAACAGTGGGCGCAGATCATAGAGAAGCTTGGCGAGGCTTGTGCTTTTCATCTGTGTGAGCAGGCCGAAGCGTATGCCGACCAGTGGCCGAGGCGCTGGAAGAAGTACAAGGACCACTATCTCACCCTCCTAAACTGGCATCGGTACAAGATTGCCGACGGGTACGAGTTCTTTGAGCACCCGCAACATGGAGCTGGCTACTACAAGCCGTGGGTTATCGACCGGGCTACTCAGCAAACGGGGGTCCGCCGATGAGCCTTTCCCTGAATATTAATCAACTCTTGGACCTTGAAACCGAAGAGCCTGAACAGCTATGGGGACCCCCTATCTGCACCCACAACTTGGTAATCGTCTACGGCGGAACTGGTACAGGTAAGAGCTACTTCACCTGGAAGCTTGCTCATAGTATCGCCACCGGGAGCTCCTTTCTAAACCACAAATGTGGCCGACCACGCAAAGTTCTGCTTGTTGAGGGGGAGCTTGGGTTAGCTACGACCAAGAAGCGCATGAAGATGATCGAGGCTGAGGCCCCTATCTCGCTTCGAGGTGATGCCTTTCGCGTGCTTTCAAAGGACCAATGCGGCGGCCAGCTCTGGAACATGAGCGACCCGGTAATGATGCGGCGCTACAACGCGCAGATTCGAGACGCGGAGGTAATCATCATCGACAACTTGATGTCGGCTGCGTTCCCTATGGATCGTCGCGACGATGAGATGGCGATGTGGAATCGCTTGATGCCCTGGTTATTCATGGTCCGAGACTCCGGGCGCACTGTGATCATGGTGGCACACACTAACAAGGCGGGGGTCTTTGCGGGCGTGCAGACCAAGATGAACCTAATGGACACGGTGATTGAGTTGCGAGTCCCTGAGATTACGCGCCCTGTTCACGGGATGGAGTTTGAATTGCGGTACATGAAGACCCGTGATGTCAAGAAGAGCGAGGCCCTACCCCTCCACGTTGAATACATCGAAGGCGAGGACAAGGTTAGTCGCTGGGTCTGGAGACCATTAGAGGACACTCGCCGGTCGCTTGTTCAGCAGATGAAGGAGGAGGGTCTTTCAAAGCGCGAGGTAGCTCGTCAGCTCAACCTCTCCTATCGCGAGGTCAACTACGCCTGGGACAGATGGGAGGTCGGATGAAAACTGATTGGTGGATTGAGTATTCAGTTAGTCAGCGCAGCTTTCATATCGCCCGTATTGGCGAGGGTGTTTCAACTAATGCGAAGCGATTCTTTGATCGCCCGTTATCGATGGGTGACTGGGTGCCAGTATTCGTAGGCACGAGGGACCAGTGCGAAACGATGGTGCTGCAACTAGAGCGGAGACTAGAGCGCGAGGAGGAGCCTAAACAATGGATACACTAGGCGTACTGAATCACCTCTCAGGTGTGATGACAACAAAGGAGTGGTCTGAGTTCAAGGGTACAGAGGATTACCTTTGGATGCAGGCGAGGGTTGAGGGCTACAGGGGCACACACATGGGAAAACTTATTGAGGCTGGGAAGCGTCGCCGCGAGGAGGCGTGGGTGATTGCGTTGGATATGGCGCAAAACATTATCAGGGCGGAGATGGAGGAGATCCCCGTTGATGTCCCTGAGCAGCAGGAAAAGATTTTAGTTGATCGCTTGGCGGAGAAGCTTATGTGCGAGCAAGGGTTAGTTCCACCCCGCTTTACAAAGCTGGTCGAGTGTCAAACGTGCGGGCCGGTACACGCTCCTGAGGATGCCGAGCCATTGATGCCTAACTGTCCGTGGTGCCAACTATGATTCATAGCAATCTCCCCTTCCCTCACTATCAGGCTATGCCTGGGCTTAATCAAAGTAAGCTTGGGCTACTGAAGAGTTGCCCTCAAAAGTTTAAGTGGGTGCTTGAGCAAGAGCAGAAAGGTGCAAAGCGAGAGAGCACTCAGGCGCTTGATATAGGCCAAGCGATTCATACGGCGATCCTTGAGCCTGACACATTCAACGAACGGTTCCTGTGCCTGCCTGATATTGATAGGCGCACCACAAAGGGGAGAGAGATGTATGCCGAATTGGTATCTCAGAATCCCGACAAGACGATCTTAAAGCCCGACGATTTCCACGTGGCCCTTGATGTAGCAACAGCGGTCAGGAGCAACTCACACTGCGCGTCACTGCTATCAGGGGCTCATACTGAGCTGAGCCTAGACTGGACCGACAAGGCCACGGGGGTGTTATGCAAAGCTCGCATAGACGCCTATCAGGAAAGCATGTCTCTTATTGTTGACATCAAGACCACCCAGGACGGGTCGCGGTCAGGTTTCCCACGCAAGTTATACAGTTACGGCTACCACCGCCAGGCTGCCTGGTATCTCACTGGGATGCAGGCCAACGGCGAAGCTGCCGATCACTTCGTGTTTATCGTTGTTGAGAAGGAAGCCCCTTACGCTGTGGCTATGTACCGTCTCAATGATGAGACCATCCGATTATCCAGACAAGAGAATGACAGGTTGTTGGCAGTATATGCCGAGTGCCTGAGGACTAATCACTGGCCTGGATATACCCAGGGAATCGAGGACATTTCGATCCCCGACTACGCAACAAACAGCTTGGAGGAAACTTATGGACAATCCCTTTAACGGAATGACTCGCACACGGCGCGAGCGAAAGACTATTGAGCCTGGCATTTACTTGGGCAACTTGCGCGAGGTTAAGACAATACAGGTCAATAAGGATGGCGAGAAGAAGACCAAGATTCTTTTCGTGTACTACATCGCTGCTGAGGATGCTGAGGTTGTCAGCTTCTTTAATCCCTCGCTTGCCGACACGTCGTGGCTAGTGAAGTTCCTCAAGTCTAGCTGCGGTAACTCGTTTACGGCAGAGCATCAGGCGACTGGGGATAAGATGTGGGCCTTCATTCAATCGCTAGTAGGTAGGGACTGGAACCTCGTTGTCACTCTATCCAATGGGTACAACAACGTGCAGAGCGCGGTCCCAGTGAAAGAGAAGAAGGCTACACCTGTCAGCGAGACTGAGGATGTGACCTTTACATTCAACGACGATCAGATCCCCTTCTAAGGAGCGAACATGAAACTCAAAGAGATCGTGTACGGGCGTAAGTTTAACCTGGGCAACTATGAAACCGAGGAGATTACGGTCTGCATGGTGGTCGATGAGGGGGAGAAGTTTAGTGATGTATTGGGTGCGGCTAGACGGGCGGTGCTTGGAGCGACCATAGCTCTGACTCGTCCTCAATCTAGCGCAACTAAAGATTTGAATGCCGTGGTGGAGAAGAAAGGCTCCACGGGAAGCTAGTCCCGTGGTCGGGGTGCGCCGCTACCCTTGAGTTGTTCACCTGATAGTGCAGGTGAGTAATGGGCGGCACTTTTTAGCAGTACGACACAGGTGTGAGGAGCGCCGCGCCTTTGAGGGTCGCTTAATAGACCTGCGGCTTTTATGGAGGGGTTATGAATGTGATGGATATGGTTGTTTTTTCGGCGGTGTTTTGGGGTGTGTACCATTTGTTTAATGCGGTTCGGGATTATCGCCAGGTTAATGCAGTGACCCGTGCGGTGATGAAGATGTCAAACATTGACGCAAAGCTCGACAGTGTAAAGAGGGTCAAATAATGGGCAAGGAACAATACGGACAGGTGCTTACTGCTATTGAGTACACCTTGGACCAGCTTAGACGGGGGCCAAAGGATCGGGACAAGAACGAGAACGCTAAGGCATACGAGCAGCGAGTTGAGACTTGGTACAAGCATAAGCATCGGTTCGTATTGTTCTGTATTAAGGCGATCCGAGACATCGATTCGGTGAGGGCTAAGAGCTATCTGAACGAGCTACGCAACTTGAGGGATAGAATATGACGCTGCTAGTCGCTTGGGGCTGTCTGCTAATTGGGTTTGGACTTGGCTGTTATTGGAGCGAGATATGAAACAAGTATTAGAGAGTATGACTAGGGTTGTTACGCCAAAGTATACGATCCGTGTGTGGAGAGATGAGCTTCTGGAGTACGAGTATCAGCCTGGTTTGTATACCGACATAGAAAACCTTGCTCGTAACAATGAAGATGATTCTCCGACGATGCTTGCTAAGAAGCTTGCGAAGCTCCCTCGCGTGACCGCCGTAGAGGTACTGGGCTGGGACTTTAACGGCATTGTCTACTATCCAGACTGGAATTAGCGATGATGCTGCAACTCAATCCGCCGATATGGGTGCTCACTCCTAAGGGGGAGGGGTTCGCCGTGGTGCTTATCGACTACGGACCGCACCTCAATTCTGTCTGGGTGGTTCACCTGTTTGAAACGGGCGATGTCATCCACGTTGATGCTAGCGAGGTTCGTGTGGGCGGTAATGAGATGTACGACATCCCAATGCCGAAGCCGTTTACCAAAAGGAATATATGAACAAGGAGAAACGCTCAAAGCTCTACGATGTAGAGGCCAAGTGGACGTTTAAGACGGTGGCTACAGCTCTGCTTGAGGGCAATACGGCTGCCTATGTAAATGACCCTGGAATCTGGATCGCAGATTCGATAGCGATGACTAGAAAGATGTTGGTCTCAGCAGACTGGTTTGCGCGAGACGTTAAGCAGGAGGACGCATGAAGTTTGAAACGATAGAGAGGGCTACGTTTGTGATTATTTGGCTGCTCATCGGGACTCTTACTGGGTTCCTTGGGTTAATGACCTGGCTTGTATTTAATATAATTCAAAAAGTAATGGGGGAAGCATGACAGAGGTATCGCTTTATACAAAGGCAAAGAACTACTGCGAACAGCAGGTTCCTCACGCTAAGCTTGATGTTTTCGACGCCTACGTTTCTGGCTACTTAGCGGCATTGGAGGATTTGAAGATGCCCCCAGTGGAAGAGGATAAGAATGAAAACACCTGAAGAGTTGGCGGAGGAATTGATATGAATGAATACGAATATCTTAAGGAAGAAGCTTTGCGGCAGGCAAAGATTGGACGAAAGCAAATCCCAGAAACAGAAAAGAGGTTTTACAATGCGATCTACAAACTCAAAGAGATGATGTTCAGAGCATGCATATACGATTATGAAAAGATACTTGATGATCTTATTGAGTTCCCTGTTACGCTAAGAGCAACTTTAGACTCAAGCGATACTGCTAATGAAATGCTGCATCGAGCTATAAGCATTAAGCGCATGGAGGCTTTAATAAAAAATGAAAACACCTGAAGAGTTGGCAGAGGAACTTGATCGCCAAGCAGTTCTATATGTTTCGCTTAAAGCTCGAAATGACGTTTCATACTACGTTGGCATGGATTGTTACAAAGCTGGCTACCAAGCCGCTGCGCCGCAGTGGATCTCGGTGAAGGATAGGTTGCCGGAGATTGGGGAATGGGTGTTAATTAACGGCCCAGAGGTTTGCCAACGAATTGAACCACCGTCAAGCAACTGGGATTGGAAGTTTGCATGGGCAACAGATCACGAATCTTTCTATGAACCCACAGACGTCACCCACTGGATGGCGCTACCTAAGCCGCCTAAGGAGGAAGCATGAGCCGCGACTGGAACGAGCATAAGTACAATAGCTCAGAGAACCTGTGGAGCTGGATTGATGAGCAGTCGGGCCGCAACGACCGAAGATTAGAGGTGGCAAAGGACTGTGACGCGAAGGACTACAAGAACGTGCTTATGGGACGATTTGAGATGCTGGAAAGCCTAGCCGACTGGCTGCATGAGAACGAGACTAGCCTTGGTGAGATAGCTGAGCGGTGGGGATTGGGGGTGAAGGATGAGTAACCAACGCCGAGACTTTAACGACCTAGACTTCACGGTAATAGCAACCCCTATCAACGAGGCTGTCTGGCGCTTTGAGCTGTATGAGATCGTCTCTCGGCACCAGGCTAATGGGAATGCTTACGAACCGTTCGACGTCCCCAATTTTCCGCAGAAAGGTGGCAACGGACCTGGCGATTGTACGCCTGATATTAGCGATGCGATTGTCTACGCTACTGGCGAGATTAAATGGGACGGCTGTAGTAACTGGCTATTTAACCACGATGAGGCTGGCTGGTATCACTACTGTGGGCGCAAGCAGATCCAATCGCTCGCTCGCGTAATGGAGGCGTGTTGGTTGTGGGCTGGGGAGCTAATTTCAGGCTGGGATGGTGAGGCTTAGATGGTCAACAGTAGAGCCAAAGGCGCAGCCGGAGAGCGCGAACTAGCCAACAGGCTAAAGGAGCTAGGGCTCACTGCCCGAAGGGGTCAGCAATTCTGTGGAGCTAACGGCGATAGCGACGTGGTTTGTGAAGAACTATCGGCCTATCACATAGAGTGTAAGCGCGTCCAGGCTCTCAACATCCATGACGCTATGGGGCAGGCGGTAAGGGACGGCAAGGATAAGACGCCCGTGGTTATTCACCGGAAGAACAACAAGCCTTGGCTTGCTACCCTCTTCCTGGAGGACTTCTTAACGCTTGCCGTTAAACTGCCTACTTCTTTACTTTTGCAATCGCCGCGTGACCCAAGCCAACAGCTCCTAGCGCAGCGGCAACCTCAACGATCACCTGCTGAAACGGAGCCAGAGGCGGAATAAACGGTGCTGCTGCTGCAAGGACAGCAAACACTGACGCCAGCGATCTCTTTAATCCAAATGACTCAAACATAATCCTATCTCCTATCTAAACTCTCTGTGTAGCCACCCTGCCAGCTCTCTATAATCGGCCCTATTCTGCACGCAGTTGCGCTTTCTTGGGTCGATGAACCCTGACGTGTGGTGGCCGTTGCAATTCAATCCTAGGCTCCATACAAGGCTCATATCGCAGTGCCTCGTAGTGCGAAGGAAGGTAGCCACAGAGTTCTTATCAACGGTGCTCCCATCTAGGTCCGCTACGCACGGCCTAGTAAGGCCAGGAGTTGGGCCATGTCGCTCACAGACTGCTCCCCGTAGGCATGAACCGCGCAGAGGATTGTCAACGAGAGTGCAGCTAGGAAGATAACTAGCGGTGAGGCGATGAAGGAGCCTTCTTGTCTCAATGTCATTATCTGACTCTAGTACCGGGCTAACGTAGCATGTAAGTGGACCCCTACTCCCTGCCAGTCTTCCAGCTAACTTAGCCAATACTCTCTCAAACTTACCCAGTAACCTCTTATCGCCCCGTTTTATGGCCCGATTTGATGACGCTATCGTGTGACCGTAGAAGATTTCGTACCGTCCACATCGTCGGTTACGCATACAGGGACCGTTGGCGATATGCACCCGCACCTCTTTGGGTCGCTCATCGTTGAGTAGTTGGGATACGCACGGACAGTCATCACCGAAGGTATTTTCCAACCAGCCAGTGCGAATTACAGGAACATTATCAAACGCTTTTAGGGATGCGCGACACATCCACGTCGGTTGACACATGCCCAGATACGATAATCCTACCTCCGCCCTAGCTACAGAGCAGGTAGTGGCAGTCACCAGAATCAATATGCGACAACACCTTATTAGGATACTCACGGTCCCCTCCCCCATTCCAACGAAGTAACGCCTTTTCTGTGTCGCCGTGTTTAAGGAGAAGTGTTTGGAGAAACTCAGCACCCCACTTGATGTTGATTTCGGGTTCCAGAAGCTCGCTCAGAAACTCGCCCTTAAAGCCCCTCTCGCGCATGGTTTGACCCATCACCTGAAAGAGCCCCCAGGAGCAGCTCCTCGCGTAACGCTCAGTATCAACGGTGCAGGAGGTCGGAACGTGCCCTATAAGAGATGTCTTTGGCTTATTCTCTAGGTAGCGCCTGAAGAACGCAGGCTCGTATCTGATTGCGAATGGATTGCCTCTCGACTCTTGATGTATTACGGCAGCAAGTAGTGTCGGGGATACCCCGGTAGCCTTGGACTGGTCGATTATAATTGAGGCTAGGCTCATATTAGTTGGGGAAGATGTGGGGTAAGGCGGCTTTAAGTCCGGTAAACCAGACAATGATTGCGATCAGGGAGTAGCAAAGGACCTTTATCACCGGATGAATCACCTCCTGCTGCTGCTTAGTCATCTTCTCCATAACCGATACGGGGATGTAACCCTGCTCCCTTAATAGGCGAAGCTCCTCGGTAACTTGCTGAAAACCTGAACTAAGAACCCTTTCTAAACTCTCGAATCGAGCATCCTGAGTGGAGCGAAAAGAGTGAAGGTCGAAATGTCCGTTCGACTTGTCCATCACTGTTTATTGATTAGCCAACCCACATTCACTATTTTATGCTCGCAATCAAACCTCATGTAAGAGTACCCTGTAGGGGTGACTAGCAATCAAAAGACAGGGCCTATGAAGACGATATTCTTAGCAATTCTCTCCCTATTCTGGGTGAATACCGCTATCGCCGAGACTGAATCTGAGAGAATGTTCGACGCCTTTGCGCGGTCGGCTCAGGCAGCGCGTATAGAGAGGCAGTATGAGGAGCAACGGCAGGACTATATTCTTGATACTAAGAGAGCAGTTCGCGACGCTCTAAGAGAAGACCGATCAAATCAAAATGCTGATCGCTACATTCAAGATAAGAGAAGATGGCTCAATGGAGAGCTAGATGAGGCACCCGATCCAAGAGACTATATGGGCTTCTAGGCCTTTAATGCCTATTGACCGTATGTTTCTTGAAGCTGAGCGATAAGCTCTCTTGCTGCTTTTGGATACTTCTTATCCCTGCCTTGGATTAGATCACGATACCGACGAACGCTTTGCTTGTTGATACGAAGCCCCTTCTCTATAGCTATCTGTCTAAGAGCATCAGCCGTCTGGTAGTCGCCGAGACCTTCAGCTTCACCTATACGCTGATTGATATGGTCATTATCGACCGCCTCGGACGCCGCTTGCTTCTTTCTATTTTCAAGCACCATAGCCTCTTTAACGGCAAGTGGTTGGTAGCCCAATAGCTTCTTAATCCTATCAATCCCCGACACCTCTTCGCGTGGTATGACTGCCTTGCCACCCATTGTTACTACGCCACGATCTCCCCAATCGGATTGCGTCAGATAGTTCGACAGCAGGTTTGATATGGGTAGCGATGCTACAGCTCGATCAGGCTGACCTCGATCGTAGAATTGATATGCCCTTTGAATTGACTCAAATGGCGCTCCAGCAATTCCGAGTGCAAGCTTGGTGAATGGGTTTGACGATTGAGTCGAGAAGACCTCTCCAAATCCGGCAGTACCTGAGAAGTCGATTCCAGTTGCCTCACTTAACGGTCCATACATGAACGCTGAGCCTGCGCCCATCTCCCTTAGCTTATCCTCCGGCTCATATCCACCAGCTCGCGCAGCACTGAAAAACTCTCTTCCTATGAACGGTAGCCCCATTAGGCCGGTAGTCATTCCAACGCCAACAAGGTAACGAATCTTTCCTGAGAGCGGAGTCTCTGCAAGGGTTTTAAGAATCTTAGCTTGATACCAGCGATATTTAGTAATCAATCGACCGGTCTCAGATTTTGTAAGCCTGTTTGCTGGTAGCTCCATTTGACTCGGAACCGCTCTCATCTCACGCACCAAGTTCTCGGCAAACTGCTGCTGACTTATCCCATTTCGCTTTTCTGCTGGTAGCCTATTCCATGCCTCCCATCCAGACATAAATGCGCCAGCATCAACAAAGCGCTCGCTGGTAGACTTTAAGATGAAGTAAGCATCTTTTGCCCTGACTAGCCCTTCCATTGGTCCATCAGAACCGGCACCCTTTCGTATGTAATTTTTGAGAGTATCATCAGGAATGATGTTTTTTCTCTGAGCTTCTTTAATTCCAGCCGCAAGTCTTGGATCAATTCCCTTCCCCGCGTACCACTTCGCAAGATTGCCGATCGTCTTGAGTCCAACAGCCTCAGGCTGTAATCCATTTAGGTATTTTGATAGAACTAATGGCTGCATTTGTAGTGCGCCAATTACGTCCGCCGTGGGAGTTCTTGCATTTCCACCGATATAGGCGAAGTTGAAAGCTTCATTGATGGCCTTAAATACACCGCTCGTTTTCGTGTTTAGCGATGCCTGCCATTCCTGAAGCTTATTCCTTAGGTTGATCTTATCGTCGCCTCTTAGGTTTGTAGCCAACTCCATTTCAGCAGCACGACTAGCCCGGCGAAACGCAATAAGTCTGGACGCACCTACCGTATACTGACTAATAGCTCGATCAAGGTCTAGGTTTTGACCTTGAATAAGCTTGGCGTTTTTAAGATGCCTGGAGAACCCTGTTATCGGATCTCCGCTAGCATCGTTTCCTAGCATGTCTAAAATGTCTTGTGATACCCCGTCGAACTGTACTAGCGACGATGGCTTTTGACGACCATACTGAACTTTTGCGCCTAAAAACTCCCCAGGCTGTTTAGCAAGCTCCTCATAGTGTTGCCTTGCTTTTAGGAAGGCAGGGTCCTTAGGGCTATCAAACTGCTGACGCGCAATTAGCTCCCCGTTTGGATTGTATACGTTAATAAAATGTTCCCCATAACGATCGAACGGAACATAGTTAGCTTTGCGCCACTCAGCAAAAGTATCAGCAATTTTATTGCGGCTGTCTTGTAGCGTCTGAGCTATCGTCGCCTTATATTCAGGAGATGGTGGAGCTTTAAGCTCTGCAATCTTTGCATTGTGCTCTGCTTGAGCAAGCGCTTCATTCTCAAAAATGTCGGCAAAAAAGTTAGACCAATTCTTTACCGCTAGAACAGCTTGCGCTTGCTTAGCATTGAGCCCGGCATTAACTGCTGTCTCCGGACTTACCTTGTAGCCTCGATCCCTAGAGCCCAAGACGCGAGCCGCCTGAAGGTAGCTATTAGCCGCCGCCTTTTCTGACGGTGTAAGACCGCTCTGCTTATAAGGGGCAAGTGTAGCATCGGCATCCCAAACAATAGCGCTAGTATCCTGAGGGATCTTCCACTGTGCCTCAATAAATGGAGCGGCAGCCGGTTCCTTCTTGGCGGTAGTGTCCATCCACTCAACAACTCGGCCCCAGGTCCCATCATCGTACCGCTTGTTGGTCTTCGACCAATCTTGATAGTCACTGAGTGCAGGATTAGTGCTTGCCTTGGTCCTTAGCTCGCCAAGTTTGCCGCCAGTCCACCTCGCAAGAGAAAGAAGGTCAGAAGCTAGCAGAGTATCTCCTCGCTCTGCCGACCGTTCGTATTTACCAAGGCGCTTAACTGCTCGCTTCTTGAGTGCTTTCGGTAGTGCCTCAGAGCTGGTGTCTTCAGGCTTAATGCTTGCGACTTCGTTCTCCGAGAACAACGCCATCTGCTCTCGCGGCTGAAGACCGATCATCTCAACTTGCCGTCTAAACTCCTGGGCCTCCGCAATCTGATCTGGGGTTCGGGCATTATAGCCCTCTTCCGTGATTATGGACGGGGCCTCTACGGGCTGTGGCTGCTGGTCGGGCAGGACTAATGCTTCTGTGCTTGGCTTTTGTGCGTCAGTAAGGATGAGTGGGTCTGGAAATGACTCGGACTCGGAGGGGACTCTAAGCGTAAGTTCAGCATCAGATTTTCCGACATAGTTCTTTCTTCCAAGCGATCTAAGCTCCTCTCGCTTTGCTATATCTTCTTCTACCTTTGAAAGTACACGCTGACGTTTTTGCGCTTCAAGAACACTTGAGACGATATTCTGCTCGTCCGGGTGGAGCTTCTGATTGATAGTTCCCTTGTTTGTAATAGGTCGAACGATCTTGTCTTTCTGTAGCTCTGTAGGCCCAAGGGTCCCCTCTGGGAGCGACTCTCTCATTCCCTCCAACTCTGTCCCGCGAGGAAGAAATGTATCTTCAAGGTTGCGTTGACGAGCGTTCTCTGCTGAGAGCGGCGCATACATATCCAATATCATTCGAGCCTGGTCCTGCTCTATTGGAGTTCTTGCGCTCGTCGCGTCTTCAACCTGAATTAGTGGTGACTTTGTTGGCTGAATATCTGCAAGGGGATCGACTATAGGTGATGGCTTACTTCTAACCAATGGAACCATAGAGTCGGGGACTAGCGTGTTGCCGCCATCAAAAGCTGGTGGGGCCCTGAGAGCTTGGAATTGGTCATTAGCGTATTCGTTAAAGGCTTGAGCGCTTGCCTGAGGATCTATTCCGTCTGTTAAGGGTTGTGGTACGTCCTGCTCCATCCTCGCAAGCATGTCAGTAGCGGCCTGCCCATCTGGGGCTGTTGTTTCAGCATTAACGCGAGGGGACGCCATAGCCGCAAAGCCTGTCCCCATCAAACCGCCAGTTGCGCCAGATGTTAAAAGATTGCTAATGAACTCGTCTTTTGTTTGAGGGGCTCCAGCGGATTTGTCGAGCAGCGCGTCGCCATAAGCACCTGCCATATTTGTCCCAGCACCGACAGCACCTGCTTGGGCTATCCTTCGCCCTGTGGAAACGGGATTAAAAGCTGCTGCTACATCAAAGCGATTGAGAAGTGAATTAAGTGCTAGGGATTCCGCTGCGGCCTTTCCGGCTTCAAGTCCAGATACTCCCCTATCCCTTAAAGCTGAATACTTTTCAGCGCTGGGTGCGATTGCTGGAGCAACCGCTAAGGCTCCCTTACCTGCATTGAGAAGTAATCCACCACCAAGGGTAAGTAAGCTTGGAATAGCTGCGCCTGCTGCCGATGTTGCTATGTCTCTGAAGCTACCTGGAGTTTGATTATTATCCTCTCTAGTTTGAGCTAGCAGATCATCTATATACTTCTTATTAACCTCCGCATCGCGTTGAAGAGCATTATCTTCTAAGCCAGGAATGTTGGCAGCTAAATCTCCAAAGAGACGCTCTAGGGCCGCCCCTCCACCTGCGGCTGAAGCTAGGGCTTTTGCGGGGATGCTAGTTGCTCCTGAGGTAAGCCACTCTGGATACTCATATTGCCGCGCCTGAACTGCTGGCTTCCAGTCTGAGATAGGGTCATAGCTATTCGGATCTAGCTCATCTTCCCTGAACAGTTCTCCGGTATCAGCATCCCTTAACCATCTAGCCATGAACTATCCCCTAGCTACGCTTCGCTTACGCTTAATATCTCTGACTTGATCCTCTACGGATGGGCCTTGCCTAGCAACATCCCCTCTTCCGCTGACAGCAGTCGACGGAGTTGGAGTTGGGTCAGAATAGGGAACTAAAAAGCCACCCGAACTAGGTGGAGGTGAAGCATTTGAGCGCTGTAGTTGCCGTTGAATGATCGCTATGTCTTGTGGATCTATGCTTGGATCATAGTATCCTTGCCTAATCTTGTCGTTGTACTCGTCCTCGCTAACCCTCTCTAACTGTCCACTAGGACTTAAAAGCGTCACCCTTCGACGACTCTGCTCAGCAGCAGATTTCTTTTTCTTTTGATTGTAGGCCCACGCCTCTTTAGAGAGAATCCCCGGATAGTTTTTATCAAGTTCTTCAAAGGAGGGCATGTTGTCAGCAACATTGATAGCGCTAGTCAAATCGGATAAGTCCGACCTTTTTAGCTTGTCTAGATTTGTTAAAGCTTTTTCGACTGAACCCAAATCCCCCCTCTCAAGGGCGGTGTCAGCCATATTTTTGTAAAGGTCTCTTAATGTGGCAGGGCGATTCTCTCCAAACTTGACCTTGAGAGCATCCTCTAGTTGCTTTTGGCGCTCAGCCTCATCCAAGGCAATTTGATTCTTTTCATTCTCTTGCGCCTGTCTCTCTACGGTAAGATCGCTTAGCTCTCGATTGTTTAGAAGCTTCGTTGTATCGCCAAAATCGCCCCCTAATACCCATGGAGGAGCCAAACTTAAAAGTGTGCTGTACGCGCTGCTGCGAGCCATGTTTACCTACCCACTAAAAGATTTCTTTCAATATGCTATTCCACATGTCGTTATTCCCAGCCCTATCGCCGTAGCCCATGAGGATCTTCAAGAAGTCACCCTCATTCCCGCTTGGTGGTATAGGAGGAGTTCCTCCACCGCCGCCATAGCTGCGGGTCCAGTTGTCAGCCTTGTTCTGGGCTATTGCATTAGCAAGCGCTTGGGTCAGAGCGGTCTGGCTATTCAGTCCAGATTGAGCTTGTCCCATGATGTTGCTGTTCCCCATCATCTGTAGAATGTTTGATAGGAAGTTCGTCCTTAGGGCGGTCCTGGTATCATCCCTGTTAGCATCAAACTGCTGCGCATCTTTACGACGCTCAAGGTCTTGATTGAGCTGATTGCGGAGGTTCTCTCTCTCAGACTGATCGTAGTTTGCCGCAAACTGCATAGCGTTCTGCATCCGTTGCGCGGTCTGGTCGGCATACTGCCTCTGCTTCTCAGATTCGGTAGCATTAAGGTTGGCTAGGAAATCAGAGTTAGCCTGAATCTCAGCTCCAGAATTGGTCAAACCTCTAGCGGCCATCAGCTTCTCAAGGTCTTGGAGTCCCTTTTGCTTCTGAAACTGGTAGAGCGGAGAGCCTTCAAAGTTCTTAGGCTCGTAGGCTTGCATCGTGTTTAAGCCCTTACCCATAGCTTCTAAAAGGCTTCTCGTCATGGGAGACTGATAGTTCATGAAGTTGGGCTGAATGGCACCAGGAGCTTGAGCGGCAGGAGCCGGAGTCGGAGGCGAAATAGAGGGAGCTGTGTTCGCCGGTGGTGTTGTTGTTGAGGGCGGAGGTGTTACGGTCTGCCCAGCCTTCCAATCTTTGGGAACAAGCTTCTGCCAGTTGTATCCGTAAAGCTGTCCATACTTTTTCAGATTGCCAGCCGTTGTGTCATAATTGGCATCCCCAGCTTTCATCCCTCCAAACTGAGTTGCCCACTGATTATACTGTCGTCGATTCTTGTTGAGTGTTTGCTGTGTAACCAGATCGCCCGCCGTATCCCGATAAATACCAGGGCTCAATCTCTTTACACTGTAGTCGTAAGCAAAAGTCATTGGTGTCGTAGGCATGATTATCTTACCCTTGGAATCGTATTTCGCTTTATCAATTCGCCATTCTTTAAGACAAACCGTGACGGCTGCTGTTGCTGCTGAGCCTGGGCAGGAGCCTGACCAATAATCTTATCTAGATCACCCACCTTGGACCAATCCACGTCAAGGGTCCCGTGATGCTCTCTTACTGCGCCAGCTTTTTGTGCCGCGTCTGTTACTGCCCTGCGCTGGTTATCGCTTAGCTTGTACCAATCGCTTCTCTTCTCTGCCCATGTGGCATAGGGTGCAAGATCCTCATAGCGCATGTCGCCTTCGTTACGAGAGTCCTGAAACTTGTTGTTTACCCATCCGTATTGAGGCGTATAGCCGGTAAAGTCTTTAGGCAGATATGGGTTTATTAGCTCGCTCTTTTTAAGGCCGCGAGTCTGGTACATCCTTCCCTCAAACTCCTTCGGCACGTCGATGCCCATCTCTTCAAGCTTCTTAAGCCTGTTACCTTCGGTCTTCCACCGATCCTTGTCACCGAGTCGAGTACCCGCCAGTCCACCAGCCAGCAATCCACCACCGAGAAGAGCCGCCCATCCAATAGGGCCAAGAGCCAAACCAAGAGCATTAACGGCGAGGCCAGCTCCCAATCCCGCCTGGAGTCCGCCCATCCCGCCAGCTTGACGACCTTTCACGCCACCAATCTTATTTGCGTCTAATACCTGGTCGCCGCCTTTATAGGCCATATAAGCGCCAGCTAATCCACCAGCTACATTACCAAGTCCCGAAGTGGCGTTGTCGGCGGCTAGTTGTCCTCCAGCTTCTCTTGTAGCCGCATCGGCTCCAGCGTTCCATGCCTGCTGACTAGCCTCCCCTGCTGCTTGATTCCATGCTGCCTGAGTAGCTTCACTGTATGCGGGCTGCGAGAATGAATTGTAGATGTTTGAGCCAAAGTTATAGAGCTGCTTCCCATCCTTATAGATGCTCTCTGCCTTCTTGATATAGTCGCCTATGCTACCGCCAGAAGATCCCCTGCTAGCTCCCCCGCCCCGCTGCTCAGCCATACGCTGTTGCAGCATCTGCATTATCATAGCGCGAAGAAGTGTTCGCTGCTGAGGGGAGAGGCTATTTAACTGCACCTAGCGCCCCCCTTTAAGGAGATCCTCCAGACTAGGGAACGACATCTCTGCTGCGTTTATCGTCGGAGCAGTGTAAGCATTAAGCGGAACCTCTTTAGACCAGGTAGGCTGAGGCGCCTGAGATAATGACTGGGAGACTGTTGGCGCTAGGTACTGATTCAGAAGTGCCGTGGTGTCCAAGAACTTGCCGTAGTTGTCAGCGGCTTTGGGGGTGAGTGTTTTTACAGCATCGGCGTAGGGCTGATAATTGGCTGCTAGCTCAGTCAAATACTTCTTCTGTACCTTCAGCGCCTCTTTAGCCGCCTTGCGCCTAGCGAGATCGTTTTGCCTGGCCGCCGCTGCCCTAGCACCAGCTTGTTGCTGCTGATACTCCATCATCTGCCGCTGATACTCTTGATCAGCCGCCGACATTTTGGTGTAGGCATCGAGCATATCTGAGCGGACGCCCTGCCGGGAGCTATTAACATCAAAGGCATTTATGATGTTTCGGCCAGTGTTTACAACCTTGCCGATCTGGTCCCAATCCTGGTTAGACCCCCAATCCCAAATATCTGAAAGCCAAGTCATGTTAGATCCTTATCTTAGCCAGTATATCAAGGAGACGTTGCTCATCAGCGCCAGGCTGTTGAGGAGATCCGGTTAGACCTCGCAGAGTACCAACAAGGTCAGAGAGCGGCCTTGAGTCGTTTCTCCATCCCATTAACGTTCCAAATAGCTTGCCATCCGGTCCTACCGTATATTGGTTGGGATCTCGTGGATCTATTCCAAACTTCGCTCGCTCATTTGGAGCTAGTGGCCTACCACGCATAGCCCCTTCCAATGCTGACTGAGATGGTGACTGTGACCTTCTCGCCATATCCCGTATATAGGCGTCAGCCGCAGATTGATCCTTGCTCGTAGGAGGTGTTCCTGGTTGCGGAGGCGATTGATTTGCGCCTCCTAGGGCCGCCCTCGTCGCTGCCGCTAGGGCATCTTGCTGCGCCTTATTATCAAACTGACCAGTCTTTTCATCAAAATTAGGATTACCACCAGCAGATACATCATTGAGCCCATCAGCAATTCTCCTCGCTACCGATGCACCCGGAAGTCTACGCACATTAGACGCTTGACCCCGCGAATCCAGAGGATTCCCACTATGATTTACAAGCATCCCCATTGAGTTTCGATAAACACCAGGAGACAGGCGCTCAGGCTTGGCAGTAACCGGAGGCCCAACGATGGGCTTCGGTATACGCGGTATTTTTACTGAGTTCTCAGGAATTGAAACTGTTTTTCCATTACCTGTTGGCATATCTACTCTCCTTTCCCACCTTTCTTACCGGACCCAATAACCCCCGTGTTCTTTTTGTCAGCTTTAATGGGCAGCTTTGGGATCTTCTTCGTATCGTTCGGCATTGAACCAACGGTCATAATCGTGATTGCTTTTTCAGGAGGATCAGGAATGTCAGAATCCGACTTCTTCCCTTCAGCAGTCCCCTTCTCAAAGTCACCTAACGCCCTAGAAAGAGCCTGAATTAAGTTTTTATAGTGGTCGCTGTGTATCATAAGTCGATCCTAAGTATTTAGAGCATTTAATGTAAGATGGTCGGTGTTCAACTGAGCAAACAGAGGTCTCCGCCAGGGGTCTTTTAGGCCTATCTCCATACGCCCCCGACCTTTATCTTGGGAGTAGATGTCTTCCAGGTCCCACCTTGGTTTATCCAAGTAGTAGCAGGCTTCCACACGCCCCCTACCCGCACCCAATTTGAGTTAATAGCGCAGGCCGTTAGGTCCCTATTCGGCGTTAAGCCGACCCCTCTATAGCTGGCAAGTGCTTTTACTTCGGCGCCGGTGAGTGCTCGATTATAGAGGCGAACGTCGTCAATGTGCCCGTCATAATTGTCCCAGCCGTCTCTGTAGCCAACATTGAGAAAAAATGCTGAATCAAGGAAGTAGTCAAAGCCAAACGATCCGTACTGATTCAGATTTCCATCAAGGTAAAACCGAAATTCTTGGCCAGTTATAACGATACAATAATGATACCACTGATTTAAAGTTGGCGCTCCTTGGATATAAAGGTTGTTTTCGTAAAAAACACCGTCAGTAAACACATAGGTTATGTTGTTATCGGGATCATAATACGATTGCAGAATGACTCGCTGACCATAATTTTCGTAATTCGTCACAATCTCAAAAATTGCATTGTTCCAGTAGTAACCACCAGACTCATAACTTCTAATATTATGCCACCCGCTGACGGTAATCTGTTGGCCTGTAACTATGCTTGGAACTCCGCTTACATCATAAGTGTAGGCGCCACCAAAACCAGGCTGAAAATCAAAAGCCATTCCAGTGCCACTAGCACCGTAACCTTGTCCACCTTCGTAGGTTGTAACAGTTAAATCCCGATGGCACTTAGTGCGGTCTATGGCAATTCTGCCGGTAGCGCCAAGAGAAGGACACCACGCACCAATCAAGCCATTCATCAAATTGATATATGGCGTCCGACGCATTATCCAACCGTTTGGTAGACTGGTGTGAGCCTAATTTGATGGTTGCCAGATGTCGCGTTCAACGCCACACCCGATGCGTTTGTTACAAAAATTACAAAACTTTTAGGAAGGGTCCCGCCAAAAATAGAGGCAAGCGAAACAGGGCCGAAATACTGTGCGTAGTTTGAAATGTTGTAGTTTGCAATCGCTGAAACGCATTTGCAGATTTCATTCTTAACGCTTGGCGAGCTTACAGTCTCAGCACTCTCAGTTCCATCAAACACATCCGGCCAGGTAGTGCCATCAATCGATCCGACTGCCCAAACTTCAATAATGCCCAGACCAGGATTGGTTCCAGTAGTAATTTTACCAGAGATTAAATAATCTAAATAACCATTTGAGTTAGTAATAGCCGCTGATTCTCGGCCTTGTAGCAGGTTGCCGTCGTAGATCAAACTAGCAAGCGTAATCGTTGCATTGAACGACGTGTCATAGGCGAGCCTAATATCAGCCATAACTAATTCCTTCTAGCCAGAGTAACAAAACCAATCCCTACGGTTCCCAGACCTATCGCTTTAACCCAAGGCACCGTCTCGTTTACCTGCTCTAACAGATGATCGACTACATCTCTTGTGCAGAACTGCGCATCAACTAAATCGTGGAGCACCTCCCTAGCCAGTTCGCTATCTAAATCAATAGCGCCACCCTCATAGCTATCAATCAGACCCAGGGCGTTAATTGCAGCCCTTCTAAGCCTTACAGGCTGAGACTCATCAGAAGAAACAAGTCTTAGTTCAGCGTATATCCCAGCTCCAATCATCCCACGCTTCAGCTTATTAACTGGCACTGGCTTTCTAACAACCACGGTCTTAGCGTTGATAAGACTTACACAGTCCTCTGCGCTTTTATCCGCGTACTCAGATTTGCTTAACTCTTCTTGTAATAGCTTCAGATCCATTGTTGTACCCTAAATATATTGAAGGTATATGTCGCCGTCGCTACCCCCTGTGGGTGCGGCGGTTCCAGATGTGATTGTTTTTTGCGCACTGAGCGTACTTCTTTGAGCCGCTGCATCAGCATCATCGAGAATTGCTCGTCCGGCACTTGTGCATATAATCTCCTCAACTGCACCAGCTCCAACCGATGAACGCCCAAGAATCTTGTCAGTTGCACTTACATTTTGAATCTTAGCGTAAGTAACCGCAGAGTTGTCGATGGTCCAGGTAGTGCCAGATCCACTAACTGTAATATCCCCCTTATCGCCGTCAGAGGCTCCAGCTCCAGTAGGGCCTTGAGCTCCAGTTGGGCCTTGAGGTCCAGTTGAGCCGGTAGCTCCCTGAATCCCCCCGTAGGAAAGCGAGTTCCACGGAGTTGTTCCGTTACCAATCTTGAATTGGTTTGTGTCAGTCTCTAGGCCCATCTCCCCAGCCGCTAAAGTTGGATTTGCCGCAGACCACTGAGCAGCCGCACCTCGCCTAAATTGGAATTGAATGTTGGGCATTAAGTAACACCTCCGCAATCAAAAGCAGGACCAGTGGAGTAGCTAGTGGATGGGGAGCCTCCGTCAAAGACATAAGCTACCGTTGTACCAGCTACGCCTTGGGGAATCGTAAAATTGAGAACTAGGTTCGTTGTATCTCCTGAATTGCTAACTCCAGCAGGCGTACCAGGGGAAACCGTAGTCGTCGTTCCAACGGTAATAGTAGTTGGGCCAGCTATTCCTTGAGGACCCTGAGAGCCTGTCGCACCAGTAGGTCCAGCGGGACCCTGGGGACCGGCAGGACCAGCAGAGCCAGTAGCACCTACAGGACGGTTCGCATCATAGAAGGCTTGCTCTTTCCACTTTCGATCCCGATAACCTTCAGTTGCATCCCTAGGCGGACGGCGTATTGTCATCGCAGAACCTCAATATCCTCTTCCGCATTAGACAACACCACATCCACCGAATCGGTTGCTGAAATCTCGTACTGCTTGGTTCGGTACTGGTGCCGCCTTAGGTCGCGCAGCACTAGGTTGTATTCACCTATGTCTCCGAGAGAGAACTCTTTAATCCCTGACCAGGTTTGATTATCCAACTTGTAGCGAATCATTACCTTAGGCGTTCGGGTAGATAGGCCCTGACCACGCTTGGCTCTGAAACGCAGCTCGTTGCACTGTTTAATTTGACTCGTGCCGTGATCGATATGACCCGTAGTGCGAGAGAGCCTAATGGTCTCGCCATCATCGTCCGCATACATCTTGCTCAAGTCAGAGACAGCTAGAGTGTCGGAGCGTCCAATGAGATGAAGCCCCCAGCCCTGCGCATAGCAATAGCAATTACCAATCCACCGATCATAGGAAGCGCTAGAGTTACTCCACCTTCCCCACTCGCACCAATCATCTACGGTCTGATTGTATACCAACGTCCTGTTAGCAAGAGGGAAGTTAAAGACAAAGAAGATGTATCCGTTTATCTCAAGCTTAAAGGCCGTGGCATCGCTGACCTGCGATAACCCTTGAAGCTCTCGGTCAAACCTAGTGCTGAGCCGCTCAACAGTCTTACCGTTAAACCTGACTAGACGCCGGAAATCATCGAGCCAATAAATACTATTCTCATCTTCGATTACAGCATAAGGCGCAGAGCACCCAGATTGAATAAAGCCACCAGGGATTCGAGAAAAAGACGTGGCGGAGCCGTCGCTCTCCCAGACTTCAATGCTGCGCTCGCCAAGGAGGTATATCTCTCGATTAAAAACCTTTAAGGACACAAGATTGTCTGAGCTGCCAGAGGCGCTCGCAAAGCTAAGGCTATTCCAGCTTGTGCCCGCATTAACATCGCTCCAGTAGAACTTGTTTGAGCCGTCGATTGCTAAGATATAGCCGTCCAAAAAGGCAACGTGCGTTGCATTAGTTGGCGCATCCACATCAGCGATATAAGCAGGTGTGCCTGACAATGGAGTGTATACAATTCGACCGCCGTTGCAGGCATAGACATTGGTGGTATCTATTGCCATTGAGACAGGTTTGTTCTGATTGAGAAGAGGAGTCCCGCCAGTTAGCGATGTGATCACCGGGGTTTTTGAAACGTAGGTAAGCTGATAAAGCTCGCCTTTTCCTGCGGCGATAACTGCATTTTTCTCCGACCAATAGATTAGCCCATCAATACCAAAACCAGTAGCGGCACTGGCAGAGAAAAGCGCCTTTGAGCCTGGTCTACTTGTGGTGCCACCCGATAGAGTGCGATAGGCATCAAATACGCCATAATTCTCTTCACTGAGTTCAACGGCATCGACCCCTTTCTGTACCGGCTCAAATATGGGGACTTTTACGGTGGGCATTTACGCGCCTTCCAGCTCTACTATCCGAGCCTCAAGCTCCTGCAACGCCGCGGTCAGAGTCGCCACAAGATAAGAAAGATCGACCCCCTGATAGCGCGGATTTCCCTGCTCATCCACCTCATCCTTGTGACCGGTGACAGCATCGGGAACGATCGCCTGAAGCTCGTGGGCGATGAAGCCCTGACCATCCGTGCCGGTAGCCTTCCATTTCCATCGACTCGGTTTAAGTTGTTTCACTATGGCAGTCGCGCCCGTCATCGGCTCAACGTCTTCCTTCAGGCGATAGTCGGAGCCCGTTGCGTAAGTTGTGGCCGTCCCGTTGTGGGCAATACTACCAACCACTGCCGGAGTGTTGTTGTAGAAGGCCATAACGTAACGAGTTGCGCCCGATGAGGCAGAGTTCTGAAGGCTGATACAGGTGTTGCTTGCGTTGGTCTGAAGAACGCCCATG